GGGATAGAGTGATTACTGAAGAGTATCTTGAAGCCGCATCACCAACTTACAGGAAGTCTCAGAAACATCAGAAGAAGGGGAAGACTAAAAAGTGAATCGCCAACAAAGAAGAGCCATGAAGAAACAACTTGGTGAAAAGGCACAAGTTAAAATGTCTAACCAAGTCTCTTTGTTTGGTAAACTGCCTCAATCATGTAGTGCATGTGATAAAGAGTTTGATAAGAAAAATAAGGAAATGGTTCAGTCTTGGAGTGTTCTTGTCAAGCAAGAGGTTGTCAGGCTCTTTTGTCCTGACTGCATCGGTAAAACAAGGGAGGTAATCGATGAGTGTGAAAAGACTATCGCCGACATCACTGAAAAAGATACTTGACGGCGAAGTAAAAGAGGATGCAACTTGTGTAGTCAAGTTCTACTCCAATGGCTGTCATTTGTGCCACAACCTAAAAGACTATTACGAGGAACTGTCCGATCATGAAGACTATCAGGATTATCACTTCTTTGCTTTTAATGTGGACAATATGCCTGAGATCGAAAAGCAATTAATGTTTAACGGTGTTCCTACTATATCGATGGTCAGGACATTTGTTGGAGATGAGAAGCCAAAGATTAAGATTTTAGACGACCCAACTAATCCTAATGAAAAAACTTGGTATCGTGTCTCTGATATCCGCAAATTTATTAAGGAGAATAGCAGATGACATGGCCGAAATTAAATGAAGCACTCTCATATGACGATGTGTTATTAGTACCCCAGTATTCTGACATAAGAAGCAGGACCGAAGTGTCAACTACCACTGACCTTGGAAATGGTTTAGTGTTGAGGCTACCAATTGTTGCATCGCCCATGGATACCATCTCAGAATCTGCCATGGCAATCAGTCTCGGCAGTGCAGGTGGTGCAGCGATTATTCACAGATATAACGGCATTGAAATGCAATCTCGTATGGTGTCATTGGCTCAAGAAGTTTCCAATCAAAAAGGCCGCGGCCCAATTAATATTGGTGGGGCAGTAGGGATCTCCGGTGATTTTATAGAAAGAGCAAAAACATTACTGCAGTCAGGTGTCACCTTTTTGTGTGTCGATGTGGCTCATGGTCACCACATACTAATGGAGGAGGCATTGGCTAGTCTTAGGGGTGCTGTAGGTGATGATGTACATATCATGGCTGGCAATGTTGCAACAATCGATGGCATAAACGATTTGGCTGACTGGGGTGCTGACTCCGTTCGCTGTAATATTGGTGGAGGCTCAATTTGTTCCACCAGAGTTCAAACTGGTCACGGTGTCCCGGGACTGCAAACAATTATTGATTGTGCCAGAACAGACAGAAAAGTCACAATCGTGGCGGACGGTGGCATCAGAAACTCTGGAGATATGGTCAAGGCATTTGCATGCGGTGCCGATGTGGTAATGTGTGGCTCTTTATTGGCCGGCACTGACGAATCACCCGGCAAGGTGATGGAAGACACCAACGGCTCTCGATGGAAAACATACAGAGGGATGGCAAGCAAGGAGGCACAAGTAAATTGGCGAGGTAATTATTCTTCTTATGAAGGTGTATCTGCCAGAGTGCCTTATCGTGGATCTGTTGTTAAGATTCTCGAAGACTTAGAAAGAGGAATCAGATCTGGCTTTTCGTACAGTGGTGCCAGAACACTTGAAGAATTTCAATCAAAAGCAAAAATTTTAAAGCAGACTCCGGCCGGCATGGGCGAAAGTAGAACACATATCTTGGGGAGGCAGTGGTGAGTGATGATATAAAGTATGGTAAAAATGATAAGAGAATTGTTTTTACCGACACAGATCACCGCCATGCTCAGTTGTTGGTAAGATTACGAACCGATGGCATGAAACAATCACAATTTTTTAGAAGTCTGATAACAGGGTATATCGAGCAAGATGAAAGAATTGTTAGCTATTTTGATGAGGTTAAAGAACAATCAAAAGAAAGAAAAGTGAAATCTAATAAACTCCGCAAGAGCGGACAGGAACTTATGTCATCGAGCGGCTTCTCACAAGATCAGATTGAAGATATATTCGATATGATTGCTCAGGAGCATCCCGAGCTATGAAGAACTATGATGGTCTAAGAGCATGCTCAAGAAAATGCATTGAGTTAGAAACTGAATGCCCTTGTACAGAATGCAGGCTATGGATTGATTATCCAGACGAAAAAAATTGTTCATTGATATCTATTAATGAAAACGATTCCATGACCTTGAGAGAGGTAGGGGAAAGGCTTGGTATATCCTTCGCTAGAGTTAAACAAATAGAACAAAAAGCACTATCGAGGATCCGCAAGTTTAATATAGATTGGTAATTTTATTAGTTTTTGTAAAATACAACACTATTTATTACTGACTTATTTTGATGCCAAAATTGTATATTTACTAATTTTAAAGGAGAACTAAAATGGCTCGCAAAACACTTTTAACTGAAGCTGAACTTCGTAGCTTTATGAAACTCGCGGAACTTACCCCGCTTGGTGCCGACAGAATCGCTGAGATTTATGGCACCGACGAAGATCTTGAAGAGGGTGAAGATCGCGATCAGAAAAAGAAGAAGCCCATGAGGGAAGAGGACGACGACAGTGATGACGATGATCCTCCCGGCATGGGTCGCCCCATGAGAGAGGGCGATGACGATGAAGACGATGATCCACCCGGCATGGGTCGCCCTATGAGAGAGGGTGATGACGACGATGATGATGATCCTCCCGGCATGGGCATGAGAGGCGGAAAGTCTATGGAAGAAGAAATGGATATGGATGCCATGGACATGGACGATGATGCAGCTGATGATATGGATATGAAGATGGACATGGACATGGATGCACCCGCCGGCGGTGGAGACTCCAAGATGGTGTCTATCGATGACTTTATGGGTGCCTTGGAAGATGCACTTGAGCAAGTCTTAGGTGATGATGTTGAAGTTGACATGGATGATGAAGACGATGACATGGATATGGACATGGATATGGATATGGATGACGACCCAGCCGGAATGAGAGGAATGGGCGGTGGAGATCAACCAGCACCGATGAGAGAAGAAGATATCGTTAACGAAGTTGCTCGCCGTGTTGCTGCTCGCTTACAAGACAAACACGACAAGGAGCAAATGGTCGAACAACTCGCAGAGAGAATTTTAAATAGATTAACATCAAAATAGTTGACAAGACTGTTGTGAGTCATTATAATAACCATTAGTATTACTACTAGTGGTTATTTTTTTGTGGAGGCAATATGGATCCTTGGTGGCTTTATTTGCTAGTTTTTGTATTTGGATATGTCACATGCCAAACATTTTACTTTGTTAGATCGACTAGAGTTTCATTAAAACTAATGAAATCAAGTAGAGTTATCTACTTACTCATGATGGCTAAGGCAATGGAAAAATATAAGATTGCCGAGGAAGTAATGATACAACATATGCAAGAGTCCGGTAAGGATCAATTCACAATATCTAAATTTAAAGATAGTATAGAAAAAGAAAGACAAAGTTTTAAAGACAGGACAATCACATGGGCTGTTGAGAATACCCCTGATACATTCAAGGATATTCTTGGGTTTGAAGATTGGGACTCGGCTATGAAGTATCTTGTCCTCCATCAAGACGAAGCATTCAAATTCTGGAGGATTGATAATGATTAGTAAAATACTTGATAAGATTTCAGGCGGCAGAAAGGTTGATCCCAAAGAGCAGCAACTGCTTGAAGATGAACTTGAAAGACTTATATCACAAGCTAAACAGCCCGACTTAAGAGTTATTGGGCTTTTCTCAGATGTTACAGATGACAAAATTGCTGAACTAATACATGCAATAATTTATCTTGATGAAGTTAATGCAATAACAAAAGAGAACAAGCCAATTGAATTCTATATCTCAACATATGGTGGCTCTGCTGACGATATGTTTGGCATGTATGATGTTATGCGAGTCATTAGAGAGAGAACAGAAATTCACACTATCGGCTTGGGTAAGGTAATGTCAGCCGGTGTTCTGTTGTTGGCATCAGGAACCAAAGGCAAGCGATGTC